GACATTTATTGATGATATATGGTGGATATTGTTTTATATTTTCAGACAAATCTTCTTTTGAAAGATTAATTGAGTTTAACCAGTCTTTCAGTTCCATAATATTTACTTAAATTTACATTCACACATTATTTCAGTTAAAGCTGCGAGTAAATTAATCTCTTGGTCGGCACAAAAGGCACTCTGGTACTGATACTTTGCAATAATCAAAACTGAAGATGCAATACTTGGACCATCTAATACATTATAAAGAGCATTGTAAATTTTACGCATAATAATACTCATATCACTATCAACATTATTAGCAACCCATTTTCTCACTTCCGGGAAATTCTTATCCCTAAGGCAATCTAAAAGATTATCAAGTTTTACATCAGAAAAACTTGCAAGAATTCCAGAATCAATTTTTCCAGTTATAGAATAACTCTGAAGAGAATTTAAAAGTCTTCTAGTATCTGGAAAATAATTTGTAATCATTTCCAATATGACTTTAGTATCATATTCAATATTTTGTTTATCTAAAATATAAGATACTCTCTTAAAAGTATCGGACATCATTTGAGGTTTTTCTTCTTTAGAAATTGGGGTGTATTTTAGAACAACACACCTCGATTGAATAGGTTCAATAATTTTATTTAAATTGTTGCAAGTAAAAATAAAGCACACATTTTTATGCAGCTGCTCAATGACTCCACGAAGACAGAGCATTACATCATTAGTAGTCCCATCAAACTCATCAAAAAATACCACCTTCTTTTTATCATTAAACATTGAAACGGTAGTTCCAAAATTAATAACTTGATTGCGGATAGTATCCAAATACCTTCCTTCAGAAGATCCATTTAAAAATAAAACATCCTGCTTTGTAATTTTACAAAGAGTTTTAATTGTTTGCGTTTTACCACAACCTTGAGTCCCTTGAAGAATTAAGTTTTGATTTAATTGACCTTCCTTTGCAACATTTAAGAAAAATTCTTTAACATTTTTAGTTAAAATTAATTCTTCTACAGATTCTGGTGCCCATTCTTCTACCCACAAGAAAGGTTTATTTTCAGTTAGTTCCATAATTTAATTTATCCAAGAAGGTTTACGATGTGGTAAGCGAATATAATTATCGCATACCCAAGGTTTAGAAGCAATATACATTTTGTATGCAGTGAATGTATCAATGCTTGTATCAAGTTTATATTCATCAGGCATAGCTCTGACGAATGGTGTGTAATTGCTATAGTTCACATTTGGAAATATTTCATTTGCAGCAAGAAGCGTTTGAAAGCAAGTATGAGTTTTTTCATATCTTGCAGCATACTCTTGACACAATGCAAATCCATGAACTAGCAACCATCGTGCATTTTCTTCTGACTCATTTGCCCAAATAGTGCAAGGATGATTACGAAAAGCACCCTTCTCCGTAGCATAGGGAGTACCGTCTGCTTTGGGAAGAGTGCCATATCCATGTCCCCACTTATTTGATGCCACGATAGATAATAGTTGGCAGGTTTCGACAGGCATCTTCACTATTAATTTGTCGGGTAGTACCTGGGCAGATTTGGTGGGACACGGTGATGTGACAAATATATTGATGGTAGGTTCCTCAACTCAACTTTGAATAATATTCAACTAACATTTGCAAATCCTCAACAGAACCGTTATTTTTCATAACATTTGCTTTTCTTGATACAACAACAATATTTTCTGGAATATATCCTCTAGTATTATCAATTCTATCAATAGATGGTGCATATTCTGTTCCCTTTACAAGAGGAACTTTAAATACTGGACATAATTCTGGAATGTGAATATCATTTTGAGTGATTGTACATTCCATACCTTTTTGTTTTGCTCTTTGTCTGGCACTTCTCAACAACTGACTTTCTGGACATTTTTTAGTCCATTTTTTTTGATAATCTGGATTGTTTTTTCTCCATTCAGTCATCAGTTGTTTATAATGTTCTTTTCTTTCAGAAACATATTTTTTAGTGTACTCTTTTTTTTCGTTTTTCCTGTAGTTTTTTCTACAGGATTTGCACATACTATCACGACCTCTAACCGAATAATACCAATTAGTTTCTATAATATCAGAAAAACATTTGCGACAGAAAAATGTTTTCATTTTATGAATATCTTTTATTTTATTTATAAAAGATATTCATAAATATTCATCAATTAAAAGTTGAATCAGGCTCCATAGCAACATAATAAGTCAAATCGTGATTCTTGGACTGGAATCTTGACAAAAGTTTTTGTGATACAACTACTTCATAAGTTCCAGGAAGAATCTTGATATTCTCCACTTTGAAGTTAAATACAAACTCAGAGTTTGTTTCGCCAACAACAATTGAGAAATCATTAGATGTTTCATTCTTCTTATCACGAACAACAAGTTTCACAACTCCCGCTTCACCAACTGCAGAGATATCAGGAAGTTGATAGACTGCAGATGCCTTCAGAAGTCGATCGAGTTGTTCAGTGCTAAGTTCAAAGCAAACATCTTCTGATGGAAGACTAATCTCTTTTTCTGGTGGAGTAATAATTACATTTGGATCTGCAAAGAAATACTTAGATTTCATTTTGCCATCACGAATAATCACATATCCATCATTTTCAAAATCAAGTTCTGGATTTTTATGCAACCCCAAACCATTCAAAAATTGATTGAGATCATAGATGCCAAAGTCTTTTGGAAAATCTTCAGTAACAGTTGCTTCAGCAAGAATGTTTTTCATTACCGAAATACTACGCAATTGATTTCCTTTCTTGAAAAGAATACTCTGGTTAATAGAGGAAAAATTCTTGAGAATGGAAAAAGTTTTATCAGAAAGTTTCATAAGGGTTCTCAGTTTCATTACAAAATCCGGCAAAGTGATAAAGAAGAATGCCGTAATGAATAATTTTTAAAGAATCCATTTTGGACATGCCATTTTTTTTACCAAATCTAGAAGAGTATTTAATAAGATTATCTCTACAAAAAGGAACACCGTCTCCAATTGCTTCTATAATATCAAGAACTTGAACTTTAGAATTTTCAGAAGCATAATGAGATTTGTAAGTGCTCCCAAGATATTCTCTGACTTCTTTTAAAATTTTATCTTCATTATATTTCCAAAATCCATTGGAATTGTTCATGTTGATGGAGATATCATCTTTTTTCATTTCTATAGGAACTTCAAATATACTTTCATAGATAGATTCAAAGTTTTCATTTTTATCTGGAATTTCAGACATATTTTTTCATATTAAAAGAACAAATTTGGGAGGAATATTTACCTCCCAATATTATATCAACCAGGATGTATTGTGTCAATAGAATCTTCTGATGGAATCACAAAGTCTGAATCAATTTTATCATAAAGTTCAAGAAAAGACTGTTTTGTATCATCGTCAAAACGATTGATACATACTTGAATCGCCTTTGCTTTATCCTTAAAAATACTATAGGCACGAATGATATGAACCAACCGACGAGTGCTGATGATTTCCTCAATGCCACCATCATAAAATGTTTTGCGGATCACATCCCCCCAATCAACCAACCTCTTGCAAAAATCACGATCTTCCACACCAAGATCTAGAGCAACACCTTCCAAAATCCTCTGTTCAGTTGAAGGAGTTGGATAAGACTGCTCAAAAGTGACTGGGAATCGTTCTAGGAAAGCCTCATTCAGAACATTAGTTCCAATAAACCTTCCGTCATCAGAACCCTTACCTTTAGTATTTGCAGTCGCAATTACATTAAATCCTGGTTTTGGAGTAACATGTTTACCAATTTTTTTGAGAAAAACTCCCTTACCTTCTAGAATTGACTGAAGACAAAGAATCTTGTTAGAAGCGAGATCAATTTCATCAAGAAGAAGCACTGCACCTCGCTCAAGTGCCTCGATTACTGGACCATTATGCCATACAGTATTTCCATTCACCAAACGGAAACCACCGATAAGATCATCCTCATCAGTTTCGATTGTAATATTGACCCTAATCAGTTCACGCTTCAGTTGAGCACATGCTTGCTCCACACTGAACGTTTTACCATTACCCGAAAGACCCGTAATAAACGTTGGATAAAAAAGATTGGACTGAATAATTTTTTTAATATCACCAAAGTTACCAAACTTGACGAAAGTATCATCTTTTAGTGGGATAAGGTTTTGCTCCACTGCAGGCATTGCAGCAGGTGCTTCATAAGTGTTTTCTAGTTTTTCTTGCACAGTCAGATTCCATTTTCCACGAGAAACTTTAAATTTCTCAAGTTTGTTAGAAACAGTTTGATAAGAAGTTCCGTTTATTTCACACCATGCCCTAACATCAGCACTGGTAATATTAGTCCCATACAAATTTTTCAAAGAGGACATGATGTAGTCTGTTGAGATAGCCATGAAGTTGTGTTGTTTGTTTCAACTGAAGTTATTATAGAGCAAAAAGGGGATGCTCAGAACCCCCTGTGGTCACTTTGAGTATCGTCCATACTTGAATTTCATTACCATGAGCATCCAAGCATCTGTCAACTTTTTAGGACCTTCCCTAAGAACCTTCCGAACCTTTGGATCAGATTCAGAAGCAAGTGCAATTTCCCTCCAATTCATACTACCAATTCGATAAATTCTCCAAGAACCTTTTTATTTAGTTTCTTAACTCTCAGGGATTTAACAAATGCAGATTTGATTTGAGATTTAGTAGCATCATCTTCAACTTCAAATCCAGTTTCTTGAGCAAGTGCGTTTGCAGAAATTCCAAAATAAGCATCATATCCAGAATTTTTAATACAAAAACTCTTTTGCTTTTTCCATTCAAATTGAAGTTTATTCATACAATCACTATTACAACCGCAATATAGTTTCATAAAGTTATGCACAGAACTCGACTCAAGAACACGAATACCAATAAAGTTTGTTGTTGAAAACTTATCCTTCAGATTACGAAGAAGAGCATCTGTAAAGTTATGATACTCATAACCAAATTTATAAGTAGTTCCCAATTTACGATCTCGAATGAATGATTGATTTGGATTCAATCGACGAGTTCCCATATATGGTTCCTTTTCCCATTTTCTCTGCACTTCATAATGATATAGAAGATGATTTGCTTCCCCATCAGTCAAAACAATACACTGAACTTTTTGCAGTTTGTTTTCTACCTGAAACTTAGGAAGAATCTGATAAAGAGAAACTAGTGCTTCATTTAAAGGAGTACCAGAAAGAGTCAATCTATCAGGAACAGAATAACGAACTCCATAAGGTGAACTGAAATAAGAAGCAAGTCTCCACACATTAATCATTTGTTTTTCAAGTTCTTTGGAAGAAACTTTACTTGTCAAAATATTCATCATGTTAAAATCCGGACTTACACAAAGAAGTCCTTCTTCAATCTTGTAGTGAGATTTTAAATCTGCAGCATAAAACTCACCAGTCTCCTCATCACGATAAGATCGATTCCACTCATTAGTGAAAGCATACACCTCAAAAGGAATTGAAACCTTTTTACAGAACCAAATAAGATTAAAGAGTTGCTTGCAAGTGTCTCTAATAACACGAGACATTGAACCACTCCAGTCCAGTACAAAGATAAGTCCATGGTTTTTACCGGAAGGAAAAACAGTTACTTTCTTAAACAAATCTTCATTATACTTATAAGTATGAAGTTTTGTGGTATCAAGAACTCCAGTACGAGATGTTGATGCACGAGCATATGCATCAGCAGACTTACGACACTCAAACTCTTTTACTAAGTAATTGACTTCTTTTTGAGCAGAAGATTTAAACTTACGATATTCCAAATCAACACTGGAAAAAATATTCTCAAGTTCAAGATTACTATCTTTACGATATTGATCGATATTTCTTTGTTGAATATTAAAATGCTTATCTATTACTCCATGAATGTCTTCATTCTCTGCAATAACAGTATCTAGATTCACTTGAGGAACTTCTGCATAAACATTATCTTCACCATGTTTGGAAATAAGTTCTTTTAGATTTTCCTCAAGATTATCAACGGTACGAACTTCTGGTTCAGAACTTTCATAAGATAATTCAGAATTTAAATCATTCTGATTTGTACCTTCTTTAGATTCTTGTTGCTCATCAGAATTTTCTTCAGATTCCTCTTTCGTACCTTCAGGAGATTCTTGTTGTTGAGATTCTTGAGATTTATTTTTTTGATCATCCTGTGAAGGAGTTTCAATGTTGGCAATCTTTTCTTCCTCTGATTTTTTCTTACAATACTTATAAAGAATTTCAGAAACAGTCAGAACATCAGCAAAGGTTTCCGCATCAGAAATTGCATCGATGATTTCTTTCTCTTCTCCATCTTGAATGGGAATATCTACATAGTTTCCAATTTTAAAGAAAAGATTGGCCTTATCTGCAAGAGTCATCTTAGAGATATCTTCACCTTCCAAAGAGAAGAAATCCTTATCACTCAGTTCTCTATAACCATTGAAGAAAGTTTTTGCAAGTCCCATATACTTGCGTTTCATAAGTTTCTCAATGCGAGCATCCTCAACAATATTAACATATTGAATTGGAATATTAACACTTTTAGTCCAGTCGTCATCAGGAGTGAAAAGTGCGTGTCCGACTTCATGCCCCACAAGCAAATCATACACAATATTACTTGCTTTCTCCCACAGAGGTAGGGTCAGAACACGAGTGTGAACATTGAACTGTGCTGTTTCAACTTTGCGATGCTCAACAACAATATCTTCTGTCGCCATAAGTTTAGCAAGCATCCCCTTAACTTCTTGATTAACTGGCATTTGTTTTTGTTGAATGTGAGAATATCATACGTCAAAACCGACAAGATCTGAAAAGCACTATGACACTTTCTCAACTGTACATCCACACTCCCCTAAAGATTGCGAAGTTCCTGCAAGTGAATCTTACAAATACTTTTCATCTATTCATAAAAAAGAAGCGTCTCTTTGATTGAGACGCTTCTTGAGTGCTTGTCTTCTTGCCTTTGCTTGCCTCAATGCTTGAGGTTTAAGTTTTCTTTTTTGCTCTTTCTTGGAGTGATGGTGTCGATTGGGGACTATCATGTTCCACTAAAATAAGTATTTAGATCATACTACTAAATCCCTTCACTTTAGAAAATTTTATGACACTTTGAAATTTGTCCTCAAGTCCAGACTTATGAGATATAACAAAAATATTAGCATCTTTTATAATATGACTAATAATTTTAAGAAAATCATCAGTTCCAAATCCATCAAGAGAACTATCAAAAACTTCATCAAGAATTAACAAATTTGTACTTGTAGAATTTTTGTATTTTGCAACTTCTCTCCAAGTAAATAAGAGGGCCAAATCTATTCTTTGCCTCTCACCTTCACTAAATGAACTATAAGAAAAATCTTCATGAATTGGAGATTCAATAGTTTCATTAAACTCTTCGTCAAGTTTAAAGTTAATAAAGAAATCCATCATCTGCAAATACTTATTAACTTGTTGATTAATAAGTGGAAGGTATTTTTTTATAATTTTAGTTTTTACTCCACCATCTTTTAGTAAATTATAGATAAATTCGTAGTGCCTTATATCAGTTTCCTTTTTATCAAATTCTTTTACAACCTCTTCTAAACTATTTTTAAATTGATCTAACTTTCCATTTTCAGAATTTCTATTCTTAAGTTGATTGGTAATTTTTTGAATTTCCTCTTCAAAATCTGATATTTGTCTATTGTTTGATGCAATCCTAGTATTGTTTTTAGAAATTTCATAGTTAAATGCAGTTACTCTTTTTGTAATCTCCAAAAATTGATTTTCCTTTTCTTCTTCATCTAAAATAGATTGTTCAAGTTCATCATATCCTTTCTTCAAACTTTCAATTTTCAATTTACTTTCATTAATCTTATTAATACGAAAAAGTTCCTCAATACTTTGGGTGCAGGTAGGGCAAACACTATTCTCTTCAAAAAAATTATGCTCGGATTGGATAGTAGATATCTTTTGATGTATTTTTCCCCTCAAGGTTCCCAATTTTTTTAATTTATCACCACATTTAGATAAAGACTCCATATCTTTAGTCAAAGAATCTATTTCTTTCTGAATACTTTCATTTTCTTTAGAATAATCACCAATTTCTCCCTTTAAATTGGCAATCTTCTCTTTGTTGGAAATTATATTGCTATTCCCTCTACTTTCAATCTCATCAATAAAATTTTGTTGCATCTCAATTTTACTTGAGATTGATTCTTTTTTGAGAGAAAGAATTTTAATATCTTCTTTCAAATTTTTAACTTTTTCTTTAACAATGGAAGTCATAGAAGAAAAGACTTTAATATCTAAAAGATCTTCTATGACTTCCCTCCTACTTGATGCAGTTAATTGCATAAATGGTATAAAATTACTGCTCCCCAAAATTACTACTTGAGTAAATGATCTGAAGTTCATCTTCAATACACTTTGCTCAAACCATTTTTGCTGATCTGAAGAAGATGCATACTGATCTAGACATTTACCATCTTTATAAATTTGAAATATATTTGGTTTAATTCCTCGACAAACTTTCCAAGAATTTTTTCCTATAGAAAACTGAATCTCAACCAAACAATCCTTATCATTAGTGGAATTTAAAAGTTGAGGTTTATTAACTCCCCTAAAAGATTTGCCAAATAAAACAAATGTTAAAGCATCTAGAATAGTACTTTTTCCTGATCCATTATTGCCAACAATTAAAGTAGTGGAATCTTTATTAAGAGTAATCTCTGTAAAATGATTGCCAGTAGATAATAAATTTTTAAATCTAATTTTTTCAAATAAAATCATTTTTGGTGGTTTCTTTAGGAGGAATTACAATATCGTCTGGAGTAAATATAACATATTGATGACCATATGTTTCACAAGCTTCTATTAATATCTCTTCTTCCACATCAATAACATTCATTTTAGGACTTCCCATATCTTCAAGCATCATAGAAAATCTCATAGCATCATCTTCTTCTTGAAAGATATAAAGAAACTGATCTCCATATTCATCTCTTACCGAATAAGCACCTTCATCTTCTCTACCCTCAATTGCAATAATATACATATCAAATAGTTTCGTAAGATTTTTGATATATTTCTTGAACTAGACTTTTCAAAATATATTTGTCCATATCTACTTCAGACTCTGAAATATATTTATTTAATATGGATAAAGTATCTTCAGATTCCAGTTCTTCACAATCTTCAAGTTCTTCAATTTCAAAATTTTCTACAATCTTAACTTCATGTGGATTTAATGCATATAAGTTATCTACAAATTTATCAAACTTTTTATAATCTTTTTTATTTTTTACAACAAGTTTAACAATCTTATCTTCGCATTCTAAAATTTCTTTTCCAATTTGCAAGTTATCTTCATCATAAACAAAACTATAGAACATTCTATAGGGATTATTGACATGAAAATGTTCCAATGTTTCTGTATCAAAGATAGTAAATCCCCTCAAATCTTTTTCATCATTAGAAAACATTTCATAAGGATTACCTAGATAAAATACTCTTCCATCATCAGATCTAGTGTGGTAGTGTCCAGAAAAAACCTTATAGAACTTCTTAAATAGTTTACTATCATAACCATGCTCCATGTAAAGTTGTCTATTAACTCTAAATCCTTGGAGTTCGAGATGACCCATCGCAACTTTACAAGAACTCTTTTGAATGCATTCAAAAGTTTTCTTTTCATTATCTGAATTAATCCAAGGTAAAAGTAAAATATCCAAATTCCCAACTTTAATTTCTGTCGGAGAAGAATAAGTTTTTATATTTGAATAAGAATTTAATAATAATTCTGGTGAATTTATATGGTTAGTATTTTTAAAATAAGTATCGTGATTTCCTACAGTTAGGTGAACTTTATATTTTGATAGTGGATCTAAAACAACTCTTTTAGTCCATTCTAAAGAGTTAAAGTCAATTGTTTTACGAACATCAAAGCAATCTCCCATATGAATGACAGTATCAATTTGATACTCTTCTAAAGAAGGGAAGAAAATATTAGAATAAAATTTTTCAAAATATTCTTCAAATACTTTTGATCCCCTTTTGTATCCGTAATGAGTATCACAAATCAAACCAACTTTCACTTCTGCTTCCCCCCTACTATCAATACCTAAGTTTTATATGAACATTTTCCTTAATGCTATTATAGTTTGAATAGTTTTCTCCGTCAATAGTATTGTCATCACAAAATACCTCTGAATATCCAGTCCTTTCTAAAATTTTATTTTTAATTTCCAATTGCCTCTTTTCTTTTTGAATTCTTCTAAGAAATGCATAATGAATTACTTGAGTAAAGTATGCAAAAGGATTTTTAGATTTTTCTGGATCAAAATTATTTACATATTGAACACAATTTTCAATTCCATCAGAAATCATATCATCAATAAAAATGTAGTTGATGAAATTTGTTTTATATGAAAGGTGAGTAGCGATCTTTAGAAAACATTCTCCAATATATCTAGGAATTTTTGGTCTATTTGGACTTTTCCATTTTTTTAACTGCTCATTAGTAATACCTGGAATTTCTTTTTCTGCTGCAATTTTAACTTTTTGTCTATAGTCAATTAGAGCTTCTAGAAACTCTTTGTTGTTGACATAATGTTCTGATCTTTTTCTTTTTGGCATAACTGTTGCTGTGCTCATGAATTAAATTTTTATAGTGTGACAATACTAACACATCAACTAAAATTAATCAACTTGACAAACTATACAGATATGTGTATAATACCTTTGTGAGGTTTGGATGAGATAGCTTTAGTTATTATATAGTTTCTCTAAAAGATCTTTAGCATCTTTAACATTGCATAAGTAACCCATATCTCTAGATACATTTGGTTTAGATCTACAATCTAGAGAATTATTTCTTCTTATAAAGGTTTCATAAAGTCTAATAGTTCTAAGGTCATTATTTTCAGATAATGTTAATACATCATTTATATTAAGTACAAATAAATCTTCTTTAGTAGTCTTTAACCAAGGTTCTAATTTATAACCACTAAATCCTTCTCTACCAGTTACTTCACTAATAGTAATTGGATTATTTAATAATAAAATAATTTCATTCTGTTCTTTTGAAGGCATTACCTTTGAGAAGATTTCTTCTCCTGTTTTTAGTTTAATTGTTGAATAGAAATCTTCATCATATTCCTTATTCATAAGTAATAAATTACTATGCTTTTCAGTAGTTTTATCTTTAAAAAATTTACTTTGAATTAATTTGATGCAATTTTTGAGTATTTTCATTCTTTTAGGTTAATGGGAACAATTTTATAATTAAAATCCTCTTCGTTATATATCTTTATTCTTTCAATGAAATGATTTAATGTGTAATTTTTTCTTGAATTATACGTACAATCATCTGCAATGTCATAAAGAACAGCTTTTGTCTTATTCTTTCCTTTTCTGAGAACACGACCTATAGATTGTAAATTTCTTATTCTAGACTTACTTGGGGAAGCAAATACTACATTATGTAGATTGCGAATATTAATACCTGTAGAAAATACACCATAAGAAGCTACAATAATTGCATTATGCTCTCTTTCAGTAATTTCTCTTACCTGTTCTCTTTCTGCAGTATCAACACCACCGTGAACAAAGAAGACTTTTCTTCCAGATTCAACTGAACTATTTATTAATTCAAATAATGGCTGCCCGTGAGTTTCTATTCTGGAAAATAAAACCAAAGTATTTCCCGATAAATCAATAACTAAGTTTTTTATAAAATTGTTTCTTTTTTCATTGCCAATAATAAACTGAACTTCATCTTCAAAAGTATTGAATTTTTGAGGATTATGCTTTAATGTAAGGCAACATATATCTAAACTTGAGATATGACCTTTATCCATCAACTCTTTTGTTCTGGTTACTTTATATGATGGTCCAAACAATCCCTCTAAGACCCATAAATGGGTCTGTGTGCCATCTAAAGTACCTGTGAACCCAAATCTATACTTACAGTTGTGCAACTTGGTCATAATGCTGATTAGAGACTTACTTTTGAAAAGGTGAGCTTCATCTCCAATAACAACATCAAATTCATTAAAAAATGTCTTGTCCAGTTTATAGATAGATTGCCAAGTGGTTACAGTAACTGGATATTCATTTGTACGTTCTCTTCCACTATAAATTTTATGGCAATATGAATCAGAATCCCACCCATATTCACGAAAGTCTCCGACCATTTGCTCTACTAGAGATGTAGTGGGGACAACTAAGAGTATTTTTTTCATCTTATGAACATAATATCTCACGAGGGAATAAATCATCAGACTTTTTCCCGAAGCAGTTGGACTTATCAATAATTTTCTATTATATCTTAAAGCATCGTATACTCCTTCAATTTGATAATCTCTCGGAGAAAATGTGCAAATGGAATTCATATAATCTTTTACTGCTTCTTTTGAAGAAATCTCCTCATTAATTTCGAATGGAAGTCCGCAAAATTTATTTTCTACAAATTCGTAAGTGTAATCATAGAGTTTTAATTTTTCTATAACTTTATCTAACAATCCAACATATATCTCTCCAGTATGGACTGATAGAAGTCTTATCATACCATCCCAGTTCTTATTCCTCATTTGAGGCATAAACTTTGAACCTGGAACTTCAAAAGTAAAATATTGCTGCAGTTCATATAAAATATGAGGTTCACATTCCAACTTAATGTAAACCTCATTTTTTTTATGTATTTTTACATCACTCATAACAATAACTATTGCTATGGGTATTTATTGTCCAATACCAGACTGAAATTTCATATAATCTATAGAATTTTTAATTTGATATGTTCTATTATGAATCTGTTTAATGATATCTTCAATATAATGAAGCATAACATCATAATATTCGACCTTTAATGAGATTTGAGATAACTTTTCGTCAGCATCAAGATACTTTTGCATAGTATCTTTATCTCTTATCTTTTTGGGGAATGGATTTTCTATATAAACATCTGGGTCTGCTTTTCCAGAATAATATTCGTATCTTTGATGTCTTATATTTCTTTTCTGTTGCTCTGCCTTTTTTCTTAATAAAAGTATGTTATTATATAAATCAAAATACCTAGAGTGTAAAGAAGAAATTTTTAATGATTCTGTATGTAAATTATCAATATCAATCTTAGAATCTTCTTCCCACATATTTTGAATTGTTTCAATATCTAATGCCATAAATCAATCGTACTTTTTAGGTAAGTAATTTCCATTTTTGTCAACAATATTATACATCATATATTTGAATGTGACATCTGCGGTGAAATATTCTTCATCTGTGTTGGTAGCATCAAAATTTAATTCAGATAATCTGTATGGAAACATTCTACTAAAAATAACTTGATAATTCAAATTTTCATTACTTGTATTGATTAAAAGAGTTCCATCAGAATATATGTTTATATCAGACATTATTGGTTGCTCAAAATTTTCATTATTTGACTGCCAATCATAGATTTGTTGCAAACTTTCAGGAAAACCCAAACCTCGAATCCAGTTTTGAATCTCCATGTAATTTTTTAAATCTTCATCAACCAAAAATTTGAGGGTAAAATCGCCAAATGTCATTTTATCTCCAGGAACTGGAATATCATTAAGATAATTTGGTTGATTTGCAATTCCAAGTTCTATTGCCGGTATATTAACTGAGTTGGCAAAAAAGGATATTTTTGGAGATCTATTTAAAGTAAATTTAAATTTTACAGTAGATAAAAAATTTCTATTTTCTATTTGTCTATCTAAACTGTAAGTTGAGTATCTTTCATCCATTTTTTTAATTATTTAGATAAAAAAAGGGTTCCTTTTGGAACCCCTGGTGAACTTTAAGAATCCTTTGGATCACATTAAGTTTTTAACAAGAACTCTTCTGTAGTAGCGGTTGGTGTCTGCAAGGAGACGACCATTTGCAGAAGACTGACCAGATTGGAGACCACCTTCAGCAAAGGGATTGGCAACAAGACCATATCTGGTCTTAAATCCAATCTTGGGCTGGAAGCTGTTCTCACCAACTGCACGAACCATTTGTAGGGGAACGTAGGGGCAGTAGAAGAGACCTGCATCATAAGGACTGGTGCCCTTATAACCAACAACATAGTACTGATTACCACCAACGTTACCTGCACTACCAGCACGGTTGGTAATATTAGCAGCATATGGGTCAATGTATACACGATATTTACCCATTAGAGTACCAGCAAAGGTGTTGCCAGTATCATCTACGTTGAGGTTTGCATTGAGTGCGGGAGTGTAATCGAGGACACCTGCCATTGTGAGTGCAGAAGCAACATCAGCAGAGCAAAGGATAATGTTACCCTTTCCTCTACGAGTGCGAGTTGCAATCTGGTTTGCATCACGCTCAATCTGGAAAAGTAGACCCTTGAACTTCTCAACAGACCAACGACCATTAGAGTCAACATCAAGGTCAAAAGTACCAGAAGTAGCAACATTTGCTTGAGCACCAGCTTCAGCAGTGATGTAGATGCTACGGATAACTTCACGGTTGATTTCAGCAAGAATCTCACTAGAAAGAATGTTAGCGAGTTCTGCTTCAGCATTGAGACCGTGAATTGCCTTGAGGTCTTGTGCTAGTTCTAAGGAGTATTCTGCTTTGAGTGCTCTGGACTTTGCAGTCACAGTAACTTTCTCAATGCTGAATGCCATCTCATTGAATCCGGCATTGTTGCCATATCCAAGACCTTCAGCATCTCCGGTGTTCATACCACCAGAAACATTGTATTGACCAGAAGCATTTAGAAGACCTGGGTTGGTATTTGCAGACATTGCTGCAGTAGTACCAATACCAACATCTCCGGCATATCCAGTTTGTGCTAGAGTTCTACTTGCATTCTGACCAGAGAAGCTAGTATCTGCTTCATCAAATAGTGCTTCCTGACCATCCTGGCTGGTATAGCGGGAACGCATTGCAAAGATGAGTCCAGTAGGACCACTCATTGGCTGAACACCTGCAAGGTCATATGCGACCAAGTTAGGCATAGAGCGTCTGATTAGAGAAATCAGAACTGGATCAAATCCTGCGGTTGGTGCTGAGGAACCACCACCAAAACCACCAGTACCAGCATCATTTGTTGGTGCTTCTGCAAGGAAAGAACCTGCAGTGTTAAAGGAGTTTTGCTCTCTTAGGAATTTTTCTTGGTTTTCTAGCAGGACGGCTGTTACAGCTTTTCTGTGGGAATCCTTAATTGAATCAAGACCTTCATAATTAAGGATAGGTGCCCACTTTTCCTGCAACTGTTCAGATTGGAACATTTGCTTTTACCTCTTTAAAAAGTGTGTTTGTTTAATATTAAATTCAGTTTTTGGCGAATGCTGAAAGAGTCTTTAGATAAGCATTCATTGAATCTGAGGTATACTCAGGTGCAACTTCAGCTCCTTCAGTAAGGGTTTCAGTTTTAGCCTGTTGTGCTACTCTTGTGGGGAAATAAGATTCTCTGAGAGCAACCAACTTTTCACGATATTCGTTTTCACTTCCAAACTCAACACTTTCGGCAAGTGAAGCGAGCTTATCTTTCTGAGAAAGTGCTAGACCCTCAGAAATTTCATCAAAAATTCCATCTGCAACCGACTCTGCGAGACGTTTGTTTAGGGAAATATTTTTTTCGATTTGCTCGTTGAGTTTTGTCTCCATTTCATCAAGTTTGTCTACCATACTATTAAGTACATCATATTTTTCTTCAGGGATTGATACATAATGTTCTTCAAAAAGATTCTTAAGACCTGACATAAAGGACTCTGAGAGTTCTTCTTTCAGACCTTTTTCAACTGAAAGTTGATTTTCAACCATCCACTCTTCAGCAACATACTCAAGGTAAGAATCTACCCTTTCAGTAAGGGCAGACTTAATTTCTTCAACCTCTTCAATAAGTGCTTGCTCATACTTTTGTTCAAGAGCTTCATTAATTTCTTTTACTCTAGATCTTAAAGCAGATTCAAATACAACTTTTGCTCTCTCTTTAAATTCTTCGGAAAGTTCTACTTCGTCTGTGCTAATAATAGCTTCTACATCTTCATCAACATTATATTCTTCAACTTCTTCAACTTCTTCTACTTCTTCTACTTCTTCATCTTCATTTTCTTCTACAATTTCTTCTTCAGACTCTTCTTCATAAATCACTTCATCTTCAATTTCTTCTTCCTCTTTCATCCCAGAAGGCATTGGTTCAGCAGGCTTAGCACCTCTGTTCACCACATCTTTCACGGTTTTGAGTGAAGGCTCTTTAAATTTTGCAGAATCGTCGTCAGACTTATAGTTTTCTGGAGTAGGACCTCCAAGATCTTCCCAATCACCAGTTTGACCAGGTGTCGTTACATTTGAAGCATTGCTTCCGGCAGAAGGCATTGAATCACCTGCATTTGCATTAGCATTGACAGCGGTTTTGGATTGTGTAGTGCCTACTTCCATTTCTTGTAAATTGTTACCACGAGACATTTGAACTCTCCGATTTACCTTTATTAAATCTATATTTATTTATAAATTAATAAATTACAGTGAATTTAGAAAGTCACTGAATAATTCAATTTTATGTTCTTCTAATGCTTTTTGATCTACTAAAGTGTTAATTTTTCTTTGCATAGAATCTAAATATTTTTCACGAAGAACACCACCTTCCCATATCCACTCTTTTCCTTCCATAATTCCTTGAACAAATGCATCAGGTGCAGAAGGATCTGCTACAATGTCAGCAGCAGTTGCAAGCATGAAGTCTTCACCTACTTCATTAAAACCTTCCCTAGTTTGACGAAGTGATCCAATACCACGGGAAGAAACTCCAAGAGTTACACCATCTTTAAGTAGAGATTCTGCAATCTTACCCATAGGTGTGGATAAAATTTGTGCCTTACCAATAAAATTGTTTCCCTCTGGACAAAGTTCTACAATTTTATGTGAAACTCTATCGAGATTTACTGTAGGACCATCTGGATGACCAAGTTCTCCAAGAGCACGACCTTTATTCACATAGTTTTCAGTATAACGCTTTACTTCACGCTCCATAACAGGCATACGATATATTCTACCATTCCTGTTCACCTGCTCTGCCTGAAGAAAAATTCCTTTGATGAAAAGATTTTTCTTTCCATTCACACTTTCCGTAAGAACTTCTACTTTTTCGATTTCTTCTCTGATTAGTTTCATTTCTTTTTACCTACTATAAGAATATTTAGTTTATTGGTAGTTTAAATTTCTACTTCACTCACAGGCAATAAAGAGATGTCCGAACGTTACTTCAATAGCAACTTCCATCTCTATCCTAGCTACTGTTAGTATTGTGAAGGTACAGGATCAAAGCCAGCGGTACATTTATTTTAATAATTTAGGTTTTCGGTGAATGCCGTGGCTGTACACTAGTCGGGGCTTGGGTGATTAACCGGGGACACTAAGAGAGCGGGTTAAGGCACAGGAATTGCTGTTTTGTACGGGTGATCAGCGGGGAGGTTGGCGGTTAGGCCCCATTTGTGGGCAAAATAACCCTCCAGTTTCTGCCTCTCTACTGTCGTTAGATTGCGATTACAAACAACCACTTCGCTAATATTAGAGTTAGACAATGCAGTTCCAATCTGCTGCCTTCCGCCAATCTGTATTCTGGTTGTGGCTTCGACTGTTTGCCAAGTTTGGACTGCTTGAGTTAAATAGGTGGGTTGAGACGGTCCTGTTGCGGTTACGGTGATTAACCCACCACTACCATTGGATCCTCCAGATCTCCCTACCGTCGCAATGCGAGGTTCAAATAAGTTTGTAACTTGAACTGCGTATGTTAATCCGGTATCGTTTCTGCCTGCGTCGTGAATTCCAATCTCACTTCTAGCTGCCATCCGTTGTAGCAATAAAGTCCCTACATTGCTTGTGGTAGAGGAAATTTGCGTACCTACTATTGGTCGCCAAATTTTATTGTCTGACAACATCTGAAAAACGGCACCGTAGAAAAGATCGCCTTGAGAACTCACAGTTGTAGTCGCACAAGCCATTTCATCATCAGTAGAGTTAAAAAAGATTGTTGGTAGACTGTTAAATCCTGTAGCCGAATATGTGGGTTGTGCTACAGGTGTTGCTTGAATAACGTGATGATTATTTCCACTCTTATCGTCCCATTGGCTCACAGAACCACCGCTCTCAGTAATAGTGCTGGCATCCGCAGCGTCAAGCCACAGCGCCGTAGTGATCATGCTGGGATTCCAGACAGTCTCATTCCAAGTGAACTCCTTGGCCAACGTCACCTTCCCCGGCACATAAATAGGGCTCATAATGTTACCTCCCCAGGACTGGTAGTGTTGGAAACTTCCATTGTGCGTAAAAACGTACTTCCTTGATCAAAACTGTGACCAAAGTGGAGCTGCTGCTCAAAAATGTAATAGGTCATGGTATAGCTGCTCCGATAGCGGTGATTAGATCTGACACGCGGGTGTCAAGGGCGGCAAGGTCTAGGGATTCGCCGATGCTGTAGAATGCGAGGCGGGCAGCGGTCAATGAAACTGCTCCTGCATTTCTGCCGAAAATATAATTATTGCCGTTGTATGGCGTTTGACTTGCTCTTGTAAAACTACCAGTTGCAGCAAATGCAACATAGTCGTAATCGGAGGAACTAGAACGCGAATACGCTATGAGTCCACTGTCACCAATATCAGCAGCGGAGTCACTTATCCCTGACCTGCTCCTAAACACAACATTGTTAGACCCAGAAGAGTGATAAATGGCCGAAGTACCTGTATCCGACAAACCCGCTCCTATGATTGCGCCCTCAGAAGACTGAGTTATGTAAATCGAAAGGTGGTGACTGTTTTGCGGATCCGCATTATTATTTCGATTGCTATCCAAATACTTCGTGCTCCCATCCCCCACTAACCCAGTCTCACGGTCATAATCCCCAGAGACAAAGTTGTAGTTCGTTGGCGCAGTTCCTTTCAACGGATACAACGCACCATCCAATCCATCCCATGCTGCCATAATGCAACATGCTTTGATAGCATCCCAGATGCCATCTTGTTTACAACCAACAACAAAACCGTTGATTGCATTTGCAAGATCTACTGCTTGTGTCATGACAACGTACCTCCAACTCGGTAGCCACCACCGATATACGCTGCAGCATCAATGTCCATCGTAGCTAGATCAGGAAGACCTGCAGTTTGTGTGTAGGTGATGAGGTTCATAAGGCGAGTGACGCGGGCATCAAGAAGGGCGAGGTCTAGGGCTTCGCCGATTGAGTAGAAGGCGAGGCGGGCGTTGGCGTAGCTGCCGGTTCCGCGTCTAAAGACATCTACAATTGCATTTTCGGGAGTCGTGCTTACTTCGTT